AGCGGCCTCGACGATGTCTTGGATGACCAGCGGGGCGGCTCCTACCGTAAGCCCGGCTAGGGAGATAAGCACCCCAGCCTTGACGCCCTTGCCCATCCAATAGCCGATGAGGGCTATGCCTACCCCGGCGATGACTAGGATGGTACAGAGCAGGAGACAGGTATCCCGGAGGTCCTCGTAAGCCTCGGCCTTGATTTCGGCCTGACGCTGTTCTTCGAGCAGACGAATCTTCTCCTTCAGGTCCTTGTTCTCGGAGTCGACCTTCTCGACCCGGTTGTAAAGTTCGGTAGTCTCGGCATCCACGGCCTTGGCCTTGTCCTTCTCGGTCTTCATCTTGGCCTCGTTCTTGAGGGCGTCCTCGTACTTCTTGACCTGTTCTGCCGAAGGCTTCTTGAGCCCGGACATACGCTCGGTGGTCAGTTCGACCAACTTGGAGTGCGGAGGGGTGACGCCCGGCTTGGCGGCTATCAAAGCGGCGGCGGCCTCGGAAGCCTCATGCTCGACCCGGTCGATGTACTTGTCCTTCTCAGGGTTGTCCACGACCTTGACCACCTCTTTGACCACGGGCTTAGGCTCCGGGGTCGAGGAGCAACCGGTCAACGTGACCGCAAGAAGCGAGAGGCAAAGAAGTCCCAGATTCGTCGGAGCCATTGTTCTACTTGTTTCGACGAAGGGCGAGCCTGATGACGCTTGCCACGATGATGACGCTTCCGATTGCGAGGGCACTTGTGCATACGATTTCAAAGTTAGATACGATACGGGATGCTTCTGCCACGCTGATGTTCTTGCTCTCTGTCATCAGGCCGCCGTCGCTAATCAATGCTACTGCCGAGTTTGCGTCCGTGAGTGCTTTCATACCGGCTACCACAGTACTAGATGCCATGTATCCTGCTAGGCCAAAGGCCATCAGGAACACGGATTGCATCAGGATGATACTCTCAACGACGCTTGTTCTTTGGCTTTTTTGCATTGAGGTCAGGTGCGTTGCGGAACTGCCTAATGACCCAGTCTACCAGTTCAGGTCCAGCCATGCCTGAGAAGGTCAGGATGACGGACTTGTAGATACCTGCTAACTCCATGGGCCAGATGGCAAAGTATGAAAGCACTCCGATAATGACGGAAGCCAAGATGCGACGAGTCCACCAGATTGCCGGGTGGGCTTCATCGGTGATGAGAAGACGGGCAAGCATGCCAGCACCTCCGAACAAGGCCGTAATCCAACCACCTCTTTTGAAGTCTTGCATGGCGGCCTCGTAGTCGGGGATGTTGCTCATTTGGGTTCGTCTCGTCTGACACGCCGCTTGGCTTCCTCAATGTCGTTGTAGATTCCGACGAGGGCGTTCTGCGGATTGTAGAGACGGAACTTGCGGCCAGCCAAGTACACGATGCTGTAACCCACGGCATTACGCCACATGGAGCCGTTTTCGGTCGTACTATTGGTCCACGACCTCCAGATGATAGCCGGTTGCTTCACCGGAGCCGGAAGCGGACTAGGCGTCGGGGTCGGCGTAGGTGTCGGCGTAGGCGTCGGGGTCGGCGTAGGTGTCGGCGTAGGTGTCGGCGTAGGTGTCGGCGTAGGCGTAGGTGTCGGCGTAGGCGTAGGCGTGGGCGTAGGCGTAGGCGTGGGCGTAGGCGTAGGCGTAGGCGTGGGCGTAGGCGTAGGCGTAGGCGTTGGACTGTAAGGCTTAATGTCCGTAGTTCTGTGTCCCGCAATCAGACGCAAAGATTCCTCAATGTTCTGCTCAAGAAGCGTCTTAGCCCTGTTGCTTATGCCATAGAAACGAGTTACGGCATCAAAGAACTGAGCCATCAGGCCGCCAAGATTCTTGAACCAGCGGGTAAGACCTCTTTCCGTACTGGGACGAACCGTGCCGCCCATAGGGTCGTTGGGATTTTTCGGGAACGAACTCTTGCCACGTTCGTAGACGTCCAAGAAACCCATGTCTACCGCACGAAGTTCACGAAGAAGCGAAGCATCATAAGGGTCGGCAAAAGCCTGAATCATGAACTCCATCGGATTCCAGATACGGTATGCACCTTTGTTGGCACCGTATTGGAAGCGGTCATCATCAGTTTTAAGTAAGTCAATTTCGCTTCTGCGAACAAAGGCATGCTTGATTTCGTATCTCTCGCCGGTCTTCTTATCTACCCCAGAATCATCATACTCATCAAGTGAATGAAGGTCAGGCTTATGCCTATTGATGGCCCTCTTGATGACATCATAAGCCTTAACAACCTTGATGGTAGAAGTCTTCCCACCCTTCTTGTCGTAAGTGGTAGTCCTTACGGCGATGTCTAGGTTCTTGATGGCATGTTCATAAACTTTAACGAGGCGGGCGGCGGCAATCTCGGTACGCATGCCGTCAATCTTTGCGTCAAACTCCTTCTGAGTAAAAGTGCCGGAAGACAATTTACGCTGGTACTGCTGGATACGCATGCCGACGTCCGTGATGAAGTTGTTTGCCATCGTGAACCAAGCGGCACCGCTAGTTCCCTGTCCACGAATGAACAAGTGTTGAATCATCCTCTGGCCTGTGAGTGACTCAATTCCTTCCGGAGGACCTCCGGTGTTCCTGTTACCCATCGCCCTCAATGCTTCACCATGGAAGGTGTGCATGATTTCCTCAAAGAAGACTCCCTCGAATCCGTTGCCCGTGATTCCTGACTGACCTTTGCCGTTTGCCTTGTAACGAGCAATAAGCGTTTCAAGGTCAGCGGACATAGTTTCGACTATGGCGGTGTTTGTGGCGGATGGAATGAGCGTGTCTTCCGGTCCACCATGGGCACGTCCGCTTGTGGTCTTGATTGCTCTGTCGAGAAGGGAGACACGCTTCATGCTACCTCCGTCACGGTAGATTGAATCCGTGCCTTCAAGCATGACTCTCAGCATCTCGGCCGTCGAAGCCATGAATCCGGGAGGACCGGCCTTGATGAAGTCTAGGGCATCCTTGATGATGATGTGACCTTTAGTACGGTCAGACCAGTCGATGTACTGCTGGAACGTGTGCTTTGTAGGGTCAGGCTTCTCCTTGTAGGGAATAGGGACGAAGTTCCTAACCGGAGTACGAGCCCTTGCCGCATTTACTTCGTCAGCAGGAAGGTCGCCTTCAACCGGCTTCATGTTGACCTGAGGGGAATCGCCGCCCGTGTCGTCCGGCTTGATGGCGTCGTCCAAGGCGTCGACCGCCTCGGTCAGGGCCTCAATCTGTTCCTCACGACGCTGGTATCCTTCGGTGTTCTCGAAGGCTTCCGAGTTGGACTGCACATCTTCAAGTTCGTTCAGGATTTCCCTTAACGACTCGATGGAGTCCATAAGGTCAGAGATGGCGGCGTCCTTGGCTTCCGGAGTCGTAGCCTTGTCGTAGGCTTCCAAGGCGGCGGCGGCTTCCTTCATGACACCCTTCTTTGTGCCAGACTTGTTGCCGTACAACTGGGTCGTGTGGTCCTTGGTGAACTGCACGGAGTCGATACCGGACTCAACATCCTCAAGGATTCCACGGAAGGTGCCCGTGTCGATTGCCTTTGGCTTAGGCATCTCGACCTTCTGCTCTCCGGCCGGGAACTGAATCTGGTCGTAGATTCGTCCGAACCACTTGGTGAGGTCGGAGACTTCCTTGTAGTTATCGTACTTGGTTCCGCCGAACTGGTGCATGGCATCCCTGAGTTTCATCTGCAACAACGTGCCGGTTGCTCCGGATGCCATGATTTCCTTGTAGTCTTCTTCCTTCAGGTACTTCAGGAAGTGGCCGTTCTTCCCCTTGCCGTAATCCATGATACGCCAGAAGTTGTCAGGCTCATCGTCGGCGTCCTTGCGGTATCTGACGATGGCACCAACGAGTTCCTCGGGGTTGAAGTCTGCACCTCGTTCGGCAAGGTACTCCTTGAGGGGGCGTGGCGGCTGGCCTTCGCCTTCGACAGGTTTGTAGTAGGCGTCAGGACGAAGTTCAGTAATAGTGCTTCCACCTTTGCCCATTGGCTGTCTAGTGGAGCCTTTGCCGAAGATTTCCTCACGGATGTGATAAGGAATGTTCTCGGAGTTAATGACGGAACCAAGAAGGTTCTGGACGCCCAGAGAACGGATACGCTCGCCTACCTCGGAATACATCAACTTGCCGTAGCCACGGCCTCTGTACTCCGGTGCTACATTTACATAACGAAGGTTTGCGAAGTTCCCAAAACGCTGACCCTTGCCAAACTCAAGGTTTATGTCGGCAAAAATCTTTCCGTCGGGGTCCTTCAAGTACACATAAATGTCCTCGGGAGTTCCTGCCTTGTTGTAGGAGCCGTCGCTAACCCTGTAATTTACCTCGATACTGATGTTCTCCGTAAGGCCCGGGTTCTCCTTGGCGTAGCGACCCAAGAACCCAGCCTTGAATAGGTCAGAGTCGGTGTCGTACTTCTTGCCACTAGATTCCGGGAACGGAACGGTGTCACCTTCGACAGGCTTCATCCTCTTTCCGGAAATGTCTTCACCCTTGAAGATACGCTTGATGTCTCCAATCACACGCTTCGGGCTGAATCCGTGGTCGTATGAGAGGTACTTGGCCTTAGCGTAGCCTTGGTTGCCTCTGTTGAGGAACGAGTACTGTTCACCAAAGTCGATAGTAAGGGGCTGTTTGTCTCCGTCGTAAGGACTCCTGTTTTCTAGGATTTCAAGAATCTGTCGATACTGTGCCGGTGAAGGCTCACGAAGCATGTCGAACGAAATCATCGCATTGTCGAAGTGCATGCGAATCGCACCGGCTTCTTGCATGCGGATGATGTGTTCATGCTGGTTTAACTTACGTTCCTTGCCAGCCTTCTTGTTGGAGTACAGGTCTTCCTTCGTCGTCCGTTCGTCAGGGAGAACCAATGCTTCACGGTGGTCTAGGGTGCGATAGCCAGCGGCATAATCGCTTTCAGTACCCTGCTCCATACGCCCAATGTCCTTCATCCTCTTGGGGATGAAGACATCTCCAACCCTGACATAGTCGGACATTTGATGACGACCGGAGAAGTCCAACATCTTGCCGTCAGGAAGGATGTATCCAGCCTCAGACGGGCTAGTCGTGTATCCGAACTTCTTGATGTTCAGAGCGAACATGCGGAGGTCACGTTCCGTCGGTTCGTACTTTCCTGCCTTGAGTGGAACCTCATCACCTTCAGCGGGCTTAAAGTTGTATCTGGCGTCTTCCCGGGAGAACTCGCCGTAGTTGCTGGAAGCCTTGACGTTTGTCGTCATCTGGTCGGCGACGATGGTAGGCACGTCTTCGTTCACGGTCCTGTCTGGAACGACAACGGAGTCATAGCCGTTCTCAAGGAGGTAGCGGTTCATCTTGTTCCACGACTCACCCCAAGTCGCCATGACTTCTTCCAAGTCACCCTTGAAGGCAACGCCCTTCTTGTCGTACCCCTCTGGGCCGTCCATGAGGAAGCGGCCTTCCTCGACCATTTTCAGGAAAGCGTCATAGTCGTACTCAACCATGCCTTCATAGCGGGTTCCCTTGCCATACTCAGGCTCATCGGCGAACTCATCCTTGATGCTCGACTCCCAGAACTTGCGTAGGACGGAATCAAGTTGAGGGTTACGTTTAGCGACGTCCTTGAGTTTGGTAAGAACAGCAGGATTCTCGCTACGAAGATAGTACATGTCAGGACTGTCTCCGGTATCCGAGAAGTTCCGCCCCGTGTTTTCGTCAGAGATGAAATAGTTGGGGTCCTTTCGACCGGTAAGGTCCATGCCGTACTGGTCAGTACGCTTGCCCGGCTTAATGCTGTACCTCGATTGACGTTCTCCGAACTCGTCAAAGTCACGCTTGGAGATGACGCCCTTAAATACCGTAGAAACAAATCCACGCTCAAGGTCGGCCGGACGCATCTGCTGACCTACGCTCTTGAGGAACGTAAGACCACCGGCCCACTTACGGAACTGGGGAGTGTCAGGATAGACCCACAGTTTACGGGGCTGGTTCTCACGGGCATCCTGAGCCCTCTTGGTCTGCCAGTCAGGGGTAGCGTCACCCTCGGAAGGCTTGAGATTCTTGGTACCCACGGTGACTCCGTCGCCACGGGGGAGGGGAGTCTGACCGGCGGCCTTGTCCAGCGTAGTCTCAAGGACACGATGAAGGTCCTTGACCCTGTCATTTCGGATGGCGAACACGGTGTCGAAGTCGCCGCCGTCCCGGACGTTGTGAATGACGGCTACGTCATGGCCCTTGGCAAACGCTTCTTCGACGACGCCACGGATGCCTAGGTAGCCGACCTTCTTGTCCGGAGGAATCATGGACAGGTCGGCAACGAACGGATTGTCCGATTTGATGGCGACCTTGAGCATGTTCATTTCGGCCACCGTGCCGTCCGGATTGAACTGAGGGTTGGTCTGCTTTCCAATCTGATAGAGAGGAGCCATCGCAGTCTCGTCAGAGGCGGCGAAGAACACGGCCTTAGCGGCGGAAATGGCACCGGTAGTTTCTCCGCCACGGGACGGGTCAAACTCACGGGACTTGACTAGGTCTACGTTCGGAGTGCCATGGACAACGGTAGCGACGAAAGGAACACCGGTGTCGAACTGCTGGAGATAGACTTCGTTCTGGTAGATGCGTCGAAGCGGAAGATTGTCGACAAGGTACTGGCCAAGACCTTCGACGTTCTTGTTAGGGTCAAGCGTGTCGATGTATTCACGGACCTGAGAAACACGACGGGCGTCTTCCTGAAGATTGGCACGGTCCCTGCCGTAGTAGTAGTCAGGGTGTCCGACCTGAGGACGCTTTAGTTCGTTACGGATAGCCTCACGCTCTCCGAACATCTTTACCTGATTGAACAGTTCGTTGGCATGAGGAGCCAGTTCGGCGGTAATCTCACGGGCCCTACGCATGTCCATTCCAGTTCCGCCCTTTTTCTTTCCTGCCAACTCAAAGACGAATCCGGTGAGGACTTCGTCCAGAGACTGTGCCTCCTTTGCGGCCTTCAGGAGTGCGTCAGTACCACCAAGGTTTGCCATCGGACGACCGGCAACGAAAGCGTCGTTCGTAGGATTGAAGTGCTTGTTGATGATGGCCTCGATAGGCTGGCTGTACTTGCCAAGACGGGCTCCGTTCGAGCCCTGACTTTCAAGCAGGTCGAGTCGCTGTTGAAGTTGCTGAATACGCAACTCACCTTTGAAGGCACCCTCGGCCATCATCAGGATGCGTTCTGCCTGAGCCTTGGTGACGACGCCTTCGGAGATGCTCTTGGAGTAGTCGGAGTAGGATTCGTCTGCGGTTTGGCGGATGATTCCGTGAGTACCGGCAAAGGTACGCATGGCGTCGGTCATGAACACATCGCCTTTCTGTCGGGCTTCCATGGCTTCGTTCGACTCGACCGGCTTGAACATACGCTGTTCTGCCTTGGTCTTTCTGACTGTGGCCACATAGCCCTCGTTATCACGACGCTTCAAGTCACGGGTTATTGCCCGGGACGCCGACTCGGCATCAGAGAAGGTGCCGATTTCCTTGCCATCAAGGTCGTAAGCACGGGCCATCGAACCACGCTTGATGATGTTGTATCCCTGCGGGTGCTTGTAGATTAGGCCGCCCTGCACTTCTTCGACGGCAAGTTCGCTCGGCTTGTAGTTACGGCGGGTGCGGTCGTAGACCTGAGAATGGTCGTAAGGGACGATGTCAGGACGGACGGCCACATGGCTCATGCGGTCGATACGCAGAGTCTGGTAGACGAAGAACTCGCCACGACCGGCAGGACCGGCGTAGCCAGCACGGGGAGGATTGATGTAGGTTTCACCCTGACGAAGGGCGGAGCCAACGATTTCGTGGAAGAAGTTACGCTTCTTGGCACCAATGTCGCCGCCGCCGAACAGGTCGGCAGAAGGGATGGCGTTCGGGTCGCTGAGATTCTGGAGGTAGCGGTAGAAGTCCGCTTGGAACGAGTTGTAGTCGTTGTTGTACAGGGCCCGGGCTTCGGGCATGCCGTACACGGCCTGACTGCGGCGACCAAGGTTGTCGTAGTCTAGGGAGTGGGCAAGGACGCCGAAGTTGGCATCTCCGTTCTTCTTGAGGGTAATGACCGTCTCAAGCGAGTGCGGGACGAACACACGGCGGGTCATCGGAACCGAGCGAGTGCCGCCGGTATTGACCACACGGGGAGCGTTGACGCCGGAACCAGTCTCGATGGATTCTCCCCAGTAGTTAGACTGAAGGACGTTGGCACCCTTGCCCTTGTTGCCGGACACCTCACGGATGGTCTTGTACTTGTCGGCAAGTGCCTGACTCATGTGGCCGTTCTTGACGATGACCTCAAGTTCACGGTCCGAAAGGGTACCGATGATGGCGGTGTCTCCGTTTACATCGACGATGGTCTGGGTACCACGCTCGTTAGCAGGGATGGTATTGACTGTGTCGATGATGCCTTTGACCCGGGTCTGGTTCTCCCGACGCATCTGAGCCTCGGACGTTTCACGGGCTCCGCCGGTAGCGTCACGACGGAACAGTCCGTCGAGGCCATGAGCATCCATGAACCGGGCACGTTGCTCCGGAGTCATGTTACGCAGGATGATGTTGTCGTTGGTGTTTACCCCGGATGCGGCACGGACCAAATCACGCATCAGGTAGTCAAGGGCGGAGAAACGAGTGCGTCCGCTAGGACGACGGAAGGCTTCGTCAATGTGAGCCTGACGAGGCAAGCCGGTGCGGGGGTCAATGACCGTTTCCGAGAAGTTGAATCCGGGCATCGACTTCTTGAGTCGGGCCTCGGTGAACGACAGCCAGCCCATCTTCATGTCGTCAAACAAGCCACGGATGCCGGGCAGTTTGCCGCCGAAGAACAGGTAGTCGGGAGACTTGTCGTCGAGCCAATGGTTGAAGTAGTAGGCACCAAACTCCTCAGAAAGGTCTTCGAGGATGGCACGACCTTCTAGTCCGGACTCAGAGATGAGTTTGCCGTTGGTTTCCCACTCCTTGATGGCGACGTCCAACTGGTCCATCTTGGCTTTCTTGGCCACAGGGTCCTTGTACTCGATGTCAATGTACCGCTTGAACATCTCGTAGGCTTCAGCCGGAGGAACTTCACCGGCTCGGATGAGTTCTCCTTTCGGGCCACGGGTACCGATGATGCTGTTAGTGACGGCGTCGGTAAAGTTCTTGGCGTAGACGGAAGAACGCATGATGCCGTGGAACAGTTCGTGTCCCATGGCGTTCTCTAGGGCCCAATCCGTATTGATGAAGATTTCGGTCTGACCAGCCTTATCCTTCTGAATCACGAAACCTTCCCAGCGATGGTACATCAGCGGGTTGGCAGGGTCTTCTCCACGAAGCACACGGCCCGGACGGTCAGGGTCAAAGGTGTCGACTAACTTGTTCTTCTGAAGGTAAGCCTCGAAAGAAGCCCCATCGTGCATGTGCAGACGGGCTCCGGGGGCTACGGTGTCAAGGCCGACAATGATGTGGTCGTAGGACTTGTCGTGCTTGCGGCCCAAGGCACGAAGGGTGTTCATGGCATCGTATTGGACCGTGTCAGTATCTTTGAGTCCTTCGATGACCATGTCCGCTTGGATGCGGGTACGTTCCTTGTGAATGTCCGTGACGCCACGACCTACGGCTCCACCAATAGCACCAAGTGCGGAACCGGAACCAGCACCGGCGGCGGCACCTTCAAGGCCACCAGCAAGGCTACCCAAGAAACCACCAATAGCCGCACCTTCAAGGGCACCTTCACCAGCCGCATAGGCATAGCCAAACAGCGGGTCAGCGGTGTCGATGATTTGGAGCATCCGCTTGGCTTGAGGGGTGAGTTTATCACCTTCGGCAAGCAAGGCTCGCTTGGCGTAAGAAAGGATGCCTCGCTGTTGTCCGCCGACCTGACGGCCAACGGCACCAAGAGTTTCGCCGATGCCACCGATTACGTTGGCGGCAAAGTAAGCGTCAGAGACGGTAGACCATCCGGGGACCTGAAGGGCAGTAGTCGTAAGGCCAGCCCCACGAAGGGTGGCGTTAAAGGTTTCCGGACTCATGCCGATAACGTCACCAAACAAGGCAGAGCCACGGGCAACAGCCCCGTCAATGGTACTGCTGGTAGCACGACCTACGAGTTCAAGGGGCATACCGGCAATACGCAGGGTGCCAGCAAGGGCCAAATCCTTGAAAGCCTGAGCCTTTCCGGCGGCGGCGATGATTTTCTCGGCGAAGTGTCCAGCACCGATAGCCTTGGCACCGGCCTTGGCGACGGCACCAAAGGCACCGGAAGGAATGAAAAGGGTAGGGTCAGCGATGTAGGAAACGGCTTGAGCCACCTCGGGGATAAGCAAGTCCTTGTCGATTTCGACGCCGAAGAACTCCTTGGACCCGGTGGTCTTGTTTTCCATGATGTCCATGGTCACGGCGTTAAACTGACGGGCCGCTAGGAACTGCTGGTATTCGGCTTCTGGGTCGGAGCCGTCACCGGCCAGCACGTTCTTGAACTTGAACAGGACGCTGTTTGGGTCCTGAGACTGGGCCAGCATGCCGTAGAAGTCACGGGTACCACGGGCAAAGCCTTCAAAGAGGGTAGGCAGGGCCTTGGCAAGTTTATCGTCGGCTTCCCATCCGGCATCAATTGCGGTGCCAAGGTCGCTAAGGACCTGACCAAAACCATTGGTAAAGGCGTCAATGACGTCGACCTCACGGGTCTTCATCCATTGTTTGTAGACGTCGTACTCATCCTTCGTCGGCATGTACTTTGAGTCCTCGGCCATGAGTTGAGCCAACTCATCTCCGGTGATAGGTCCCGCAAGTTCCAACTCGGCCATCTCTCGTTCTTCCGGAGCAAGATTGGCAAGGAACTGCTGTTCCTCGTTCATCTCAGCCGAGTTCCCGAACATGGCTCCCTGAACAGGTGCCATGACCTTACGCTTGATTAGGTCGGCCATTTACTTGGCTTCTCCGATGGGTTTAAGGTTCCTCGACGAGCGAAGTTTCTGCATACGAAGTGCTTTGATAGTGTCGGAAGACTTACCGCCAATCTTAACCTCAAGTCCCATGGACTTAGGCCAGTTGACAAGTTCACGCTCCATTCGGTCCTTGAGGCCCTTGAGGGCGGCACGTTCGCCGGATTCGAGGGTGAAGAAGCCGGTACCCTTCTGGATGATGCGTTCGAGAATCTGCTGTTCGGGAATAGCGACCTGACCCGGACCCACGATGGGGATACGCATGGCGGCGATGATTTCAGACTGCAACTGGTCAGCACGGGCACGGGCCGTCGGAGACAGCGTTTCGTAACCCATCTCGTTAATCTTGATGAGTTCGTCAACGGCAGAACGGACGTTAGCCATGTGCGAGTAGTCCTTGCGGAAGTTCATAGCACCGGCTACGGTACCAGAGAAGATTCCGTTAAGGACGACGCCATCGGCAATCTCCGTGTTCTGGAACGTGACGGCCTTGTTCTCGGCAATCTTGGTGTTATCCTGCTCCTTGTTGCTGGTGAGGGCTGTGACGTTACCCTTGCCATCGACCATGACAGGGATGCCATTGACCTCAGTCGTGCGGATAGAAGCCTCAGGGAACATCTGGCGATACATCTGAGTAAAGCCCGGAGGAACGGACCCAAACCGCTTGGAGTAGAACTCACGGGCGGCCGTTTCCTTCTCGGCGGCATTGAGGCGGCGGTCGACGATTTCGGTACCCAGTTCAAGTTCTCCAACATTGAAGGTCTTGGACTTAACGGCCGGAGTTGCAGGAGTCGTGGCTTTCTGGGCGGCTTCCGTGGCGGCCTTAGCAACTGATTCTGGCGTAATCTTTGCCGCTTCTGCGGCGGTATTGACGGCAGTCTCTTTCTGGGTCTGGACACCAATGGTAGCCGCTTCCTTGAGTCGTAGAAACTGGTCGGCGGTAAGCGGCTCTCCGGGTTTGATTCCAAGTTTGCTCATGGCCGCCTCCATCAACTTGCGAGCCGGAGTGTATTGGGCTGGCAGTCTATTATCCATCGGGATGTAGAAACCTCCGGAGACAGAGGGAGCCTGAGTTGTAGTAGGATTACGCTTAATGTCTTCTCCCGTAATGTCTTTAAGAACGTCCAAGCCAGTAACCGTTTCTCCATTAGCAATACGGGCAAGGTGCTTATCGGTCACTTCGCTCAAGATTTCGGAACCAAGAACATTGAGTTGCTCCTTGAGTTCAAGTGGCTTCTTGCGTTCAGCGGCGGCCCTTCCTGACAGTTTCCTCAATCCTTCCTCAACGTCTACGCCAACGCCAAGGTTGCGAAGTTGAGCATCGAGTGCGTTGGCGTCGGCCTTTGCCTTGTCACGCATACGTTCCTGCTCCTTACGGAGAGTAGGGTCTTTCTCGACGTTTTTCGGGTCGTCAAATCCAGCGGCATACTTGAGTTTTTCGTCACGCTTCTTGATGAGAGCCTGAACTTCAGCACTCTGCGGCTTGCCGCCGGTCTTTCCTTCTGCCTTTGCCTTGGCTTCCGCAAGGGCTTCCTTACGAAACTTGTCTTGGCGGGCCGACTCCTCTTGGTATTCGTAACTTTCTCCAGTCGGAGTAAGTTCACCCTTAATGTCCAACTTGCCCTCGGCGTAGCGGTTGAGAGCATCAATAAGACCGGCTCTCTGTTCAGGGGTACCGATAGACTCATCGGCACGAATCTTGGCACCAGCCTTGTCAAGGTACTGCTTAACGCCTCGTTCAACAAACTCAGGATTGTTAGGATAGGTTTCTTCAAGGGCCTTGCGAACTTCGCCAAGATTGGCAAACAAGGGATTGTTCGGGTCAAACAAAGCGTCCGGAGTGACTACGTCCTGTTCCGTAGAAACGGAGTCAGGAAGGTCATTGACAGTCTGTTCAAGGCGGTACTTGGAGACAAAGTCCTGCAACTTAATCTGTTCGTCAACCATGCCGATAGCGGCTTTGCCGGAGTTAAGGGCGGCCAACTGTGCGGATAGGCCCTTGGTCGGAGCGTTCTTGAGGGCGTCAATCGCCGGGTCAAGGGTCTTGGCCAACTGAACCATCGGATTTGAGGCGACAGACCTGAACATCTCATCGTCCGTGCCTTCAGACTGGTCATCAGTCATGTAGCGGTCAAGCGTGGCCGGGTCGATACCGGACGCTTCAAGGTAAGCATTACGGCGAGCAAGCAACTGAGGGCCGAGGACCTCAATCTCCTGCATGGCCGCCGTGGACTTGGCCTTGTTCTCGTAGTACTGCTTGATGCCGCTACCGATGGCGGAACCGAAGTTGGAGAATCCGGAGCCGAGCATCTGGCCGATGTTCGCACCGGCTTGTGCGATACCCGGAACAGCCTCGAAGCCCCCGGACTGATAGCGTTGGAAGGGGTTTGCCATGGAAAGTTAGGTGGTACGACCGACGTAGGCGGCACCAATCTGGCCAAGGCCGGAGAGGATACCGCTTTGCAGACCAGCCTGAGCCTGAGCCCGGGCGATGTTGACCTGAGCCTGAGTGCTGTACTGCTGTCCCATGACACCGGCCATGTACTGCGATTCCGGCTGGACGAACTGCGGACCCTGAGCCCCGACCATGCCTGAGGCGGCACCAAGAAGGCTACCCGGGCTCATCACATTGGAAAGCATGGGGGCACCGTAAGTGGCGGCGGCACGGTCGGAAACAGAGGCACCAAGACCATAGACGCCGGAAGCGTATTGGCGGGCCTGATTCTCACGCTCGGTTCCTAGGCGATAAGAGTTAAGCACTTCCTGAGCCACAGCCTGATTGCCGGTAAGGCCACGGGCGGACATAGCGGCCCGGGAGGCTTGCTGGGCAAGCGTCTGCATTTCAGGAGTAAGGCTACGACCAGCGGCAAGACCGGCTTGTGCTTGCTGGGTCATCGTAGAGAGAAGATTCGCAGAGCCCGGAGCCATGCCAGCCATGTAGGCATCACGGGACATGCCAGCCGCCTGTTGATACAGGGGGGACATCTGAGTCAAGTTTGCTTGGCTAATCCGGGCGGCGGCAGGGCTGTACTGTCCGTAAAGATTCTCAAGCGAACCCAACTGCCCCATGAGCGACTCCTCTTGGAGTTGCCGGTACATCGGCATCGCTTCACGTTCGGCATTAGCGATGTCAGGAAGGACACGACGCTGGGCTTCAAGGGCCCCAGACATTTCACCGTAGTAAGACCGGGCGTTAGGAGCAGAGATTCCTTTGGCGGCTTTTTTGGCCCCCATAATGGAATCGCCAGCCATACCAAGACCAGCACCTGCAAGGGCACCTACGCCAGCACCAAGGGCACCGGTTCCGCCAGCAACAGCACCGATTACTGCGAGGGGCCCGCAACAGCCAAGGCGGGAAGGCATGTTAAAGATTGCGGGCATACTCATGTTTTCAGTCCTTTTGTAAGTTCAAAGTAACGGTTCTCAAGCAACGATACAACCCCTTTTCTAGTGGCAAACTTACGTTGCTCTTTCCAATTAGGGTATCGTTCCATGAACTGAGTCGTCAGGGTCTGCCGTGCGGCGTCATTCTTGAAGATGCTGTCCATGATGATTAGGTCCATGGATGCTTCTTCCGACTTCGGCACCTCACTATCAAAGGGTAGGACTTGGCTGAACTTGCCGTCGTATGGCTTGGGAATCGGGTAGACTACCGAAACGCCGGTAGGCTCGCCTACGTCCTGAGCAACGAATAGGTAGTCTTTGCTCATGGCCCAAGCCAGATAATGCCCTAGCGAATCGTCGGCCCACGGGAAGGCCGTGCCTTCCTTGTGTTCGTGAGTCTGACGGATGAACGTGACCAGTTTGGTCAGAAGCATCAGGCGGTCTTGTACTTGTAGATGCGGAACTTAGAAACAGGCAATGTTACTCCTGTAAAATAAGGAGGAGTATACGGGAAAGCCGCTTCGCCTATGGTAATTGTGTGCGTAGAGGTCGGATATGCGTCTAGCGTAAAAGTGCTTGTGAATGTCGTAGCGTCTTGGAAAACATAACGGAGCATAGCATTTTCACAATGATAATAATTGGACCCAGCACCCTCAATGTTGTATACTCCATTTAGTGTCACAGAAGGAGTTGTTTGTTGAAATCTAAATACTGTGTAATGTTGTGCTTCTGTTCTAAAGCGGAAGTCAACTTCAAGCACCCAGATTTCGCCAACGGGTTTAGTATACGAAGCAGATGTAAAACAAGCCGTCCAAGAGCCTCCTGAGGGAGAGCCAGTATAGGACATATTTTGCTCTACAATTTCAGTAAGAGCATACCCAACAGTACCGCCAACTTGAAACGTACCTGTGAAGTTAGCGACACCGCTTGAAGTTAGGTTGCCGCTTGCAGTAACGTTATCAAGGTTGGTTTGGCCTACGACATTAAGTTCTTCGCTGACGTAGACGTTGCCATCGACGTTGACAGAGCCCTTCTTTACATAGGACAACGTGCCACTAGCCGCCACCGGGGTTGTTTGACTGATGACGTAGGAGAAAGTGTCGACGCTAAGGACCGTAATCAGGTAGGTGCCATTGTAGACAGCGTTTGAGGCGGTAAACGTCAAAAGCATGTTGGTCACAAGACCGTGGGCCGTAGAGGTCACGATTGCCGTAATGCCGTCAATTGAAGTAAAGGTTTTGCCAGAAATGGTAGTTCCGTCTTGCGGGACAAGGTTTACGTCCGACTCAAGGACGCCTTCGATTTGACCAGACTTCAGGGTTACTGCTGTTACAACATCTAGATTCGCATCAAGGTTGCTGTTGAGGACATCTCCGACCGTCGCTTTCTTGAGGACGCCAGCGTCATTGACCAGCAAGGTGTCGGTTGATTCAAGAGTGTTAGCCGTGATGCCAGTCTGGTCGGCAATCGCACCTACAAGAAGGGTTGCCCCGTCGATAAGGTTATTAAGCCGGGTCCCAGTTACCTGTTGGCCGTCCGCAAAAGTGTCTCCTTTGTTAAGTTGAGGCATGTTAGTCTGAACTCTTAGTATTCCTTCCGGGGACGATAGCGTCAACCAGAACCCCACGAATAGTGGGTCGTTTGCTTAGGTTCTGAAACCGAATCCGGATACCGTATGCAGTCATGCGAATAGGTACACGCCTAGTGGCGTCTTGCCCGTCAGCGTTGGCTCCATACTCATCCAGAACCCTTACCTTGTCCGGGTTCACCGTTACGGCTGATGCACGGATTGCGGCCCCGGAAGGGATTACTAGGTCGTACTCAAGGCTGGCGTACCGCTTTGACTCCATAATGTCAAAGATGTAAGTCCTTGTTTCACAGACACTTGGGATTAAGTTTTCACGGAAACTAGCCGCACTAAGAGTCTCGGGGATGTAGAATGGCAGAATTGGGGTCCCGGTAGCCGGACCAAACTCATCCGCATCCAGTTCTTCCATTAAGAAAAGACCGTTGGTGTCATCTAAAGCAAAGAGTCGTCGCTGAGAGCCCTTCTTGGCTACGACAAAGTTCTGGATGTCAAAACCTTCCGGGAACGAATCTACGGACTCCCAAGCCTTGTTGATGAAGTTGTAAACAAGGATGTGTCCGTTCTTGGTGTTCGAGTCTAGCGGAACGGCAAGATAGTACCTGTTGTTCCAATAGATGCCACAGGCCCTATGAGCGTAGGTACGGTTGATACGCTGGATGACGTCATCAATGGGGGCCGATAGCGGCTCCCCAATAGTGAGAAGACGCATGCCTTCCGGGGTGTTTGAGTTGCCGCCCCCGGCCGCTTGAGGGTTCAAGGCATAGACGCCGTTATCCGACAGGAACAAGATGCTACCGCCAGCCTGAACGACGCTACGCTTGGCCGCACACCCTACGTCCGTCGCCAAGGACTTAACATAGGCATCGGCGGCGATGTTGTCTCCCACGTCGTAGTTTCCGGAGCCTACCGAGACGTAGAAGATGCTATTACGCATCATGACCACAAACTCGTTGAGGGTCCATGGGCAGACGCCAACAAGGCGGTCGTTTCCGCCATCGTTAATCCTGAAGATGTCAGTCTGATTGAACGACGTGGCGTCTAGGTAATGACTGACCGCCACCGAGTCGATAGAGTCCTGAACAATGATACGATTGGCATAGTAGATGCCATTGACCGAGTTAGGAAACTGATGACCAACCGTAGGTAGGGCGATAATGCTTCCTGCGGTATAGTTGAACTCAAAGGGTCTAAGGGCAAAGCCACGGGTAATGTAGACCTTGTCCATGGCCTGAAAGACCGTAACTACATCTGGGTCCGTAATGGTCTGGCCAGCCGGGTAGTTGATAGGACCTACCAGTACGTTAGTATCCGGGTTAAAGGTATAAAGGCTAGAGGTCAGGCATACCACAATGGTTTCCTGACCGGAGCCATTGATGTAAACGCCGCTACCATAGACGGTCTGGTTAATCAGGCCGCCGTCAGTAAGGCGTTCAAGGCCCTTGCGTACCGTGAGCATGCCACGGTCAATACGCATGTTCTCTGACCGGGAGACAAACCCAGCCGGAATGGCGATAGGGTTGTCTCGGGAGTTCAGTCCGATGAACGCCTTATCGCCCGCAAATAGCGGGGAAGGGGGCATTACTTGGTAATCTCGTCAAAAATCGACTTGGCCTTGGCGACCTTGCCGGAGTTTGCGTTCTTGAGGCCGACGTAGAAGCCGCCAGCAAAGCCAAGAATGAGAGAAGTAGCGATAGCGATAATCATGTTAGGCAGGGAGAGAGATTTTGAGCCGGGTGAGTTCGGCCTTGAGTTCGGCTTCGGTGGGCTTGGTGATGAGGGTCAGAGTACCGAAGTACTTGCCGCCACCAACGAACTCCTTGTAGCCAAGAGCCTTGTCTGTCTTGACGAAGGCAGTCCAGCCTTTGGGGATAGTGATTTCAGTAGCCATAAAGTTTAGTAGTAGTAGTAACCACCAGTTCCATCCCAGTAGTAGTTATAAGTGCCATCATTGGTGATGTAGTCTCCGTAATTGGCAGACATTAGGCCTTGGTAGTAGGAAGTATAAGTGTTTCCGCTGAGTTGGAAGTAGTAGTCAATGGAAGTCCAACTGCTGTAAGTGAAGTAATTGCTACTGCCGCTTGGAACTTCAGTCTGGCTCGTTCCTCCAGCAGAGTCTGTTCCAATGAATGTTCCGTCAGATGCCTGAGAGTAACCATTCATATTGGAGTAGTAACCGCCAGACCCATCGTGGTAATAGGAGTATCCTGTCCAACTTTCGTAAGCAAACGAACCTACTGGAGTGGAGATGGAATTACTTCCAGAAAGTGAATCAGATGTGATAAAGTCCCCGTTGGAACTATATGAACTACTTCCGCTTTGTCCAAAATAACCAGCACCATCGTGGTAAAAATCGTTACTATACGACCCATTCGGATAATCCGTTCCGTTTATATTTACATACGAAGTTCCGCTATCTCCATAAAACGAAGTACCATACGCCTTAAATGAAACATCAAAGGCATTAGCCCAGTCATTATAACTGCCACCAATGCCATCTGCCTTTACATAAACGCTACAAACTTCATTAGGCACATTAGTGGCAAGGTTTGCAAAATAGAAACTACCGCCACCTTCAGCGATAGGATACTCTTGTCCAGTAAGTGTGTTAAGAATAGTCCCAGCGGCAGGAAACGAGATTTCTCCCGCTATCTCACTAATCTGGAAAGACCCTGTACCAAAGCCGTCTCCAACTAGACTGGACAAGCCAATCCGCATCAAACAAGGGCCTGAGCGATGTGTACGGTAGTACCGGCGGTGTCAGAAACAGCCCGGACGGCACCATTGTAGTTCTCAAGGGTGCAAGACTGGTTCGGCTGAAGTTCGAGGCCCACGGACCCGGAAGTGGCGAAAATCACTTCAACGATAGCGGTATTATGCTTGTTCTGAATGACGAGCATCACACGCTTATCGTAAGGGTTGGTAGTAGGGGCTAGAATCTCACCGGCCGACGTACCAACGGTCACGTCAGTATGCGTAAAGGACTTGGTGAAAGGAGAAGTGAAGGGTACGTTTGCCATGGTCAGTAAGTCTTAGTCATGATGATTTTGTCGAACTGACCTTGCTGACGCAAGACCTTGTCGAGTTCGAGGTCAAGGATTCCGTTGGCTTTCTGCTCAAGGACTGCGGCACCTTCGACGTTTCCTTCGGAAACCATCCAATCGGCGGCAGAACCCCAAGAGATGTAAGGGCCAAAAGCGTAAGGAATGTTCACCTTGGACCACTTGGCCGGATGGCTGGTGGGGTTCTCTCCGGCGTTAGTCGTAGAGAGACAGGTGTAGAAGTTAGCGGTATGAGGACGGCCTAGGATGGGCGTGTAGGTGCCGCTGGTAGAACCGGTGTCAAAGTAGGTCTGGGCCCCGACGTAATAGACGGTCGTCGGCGAGTAAAGGTCGCCATGGATAGGCGTCAACTTGGTGCGATAGCGGTAGAACCCGGCATCTAGCAGTTTTTGGCCTAGGACGACACGCTGATTGGTACCGTCGTCGTAAAGTTCATATCCGACGTCAATTCCACGGGTCGTGACCTGAGGGTTCTTGTTGTAGACGTTCAGGATTTCACCGGCATCAGAAGCCGGGGTAAAGTAAGGGACCTGAGTCACCGGGTCGGTGATGGTCGTAAAGGACGCAAGACGGACGACATCAGGCCAGTTGGACAGTTCCCATACCGAGCGAAGCCGGGCGTTAGCAAAATCACGGAACTGAGCAAAAGTCTCAGGTCGGATGTTGTGACGGTCCTGACCGGCGTATTGAAGGGCCTCGAACAGGATGTTGGAAAAGTCGGTGGTCCTCATGGGAGTAGATGACCGTCAGCGGTGAAAATGGCACCGTTCACGGTGGCCCGTTTGACACGGTTCCTGACGGCGGTTTCTGGGTTGTCTCGGAAGAACTCCTTGACGAATTGGTCATCGCTCCAGCAATCGTAGCCGAGACGCTGACCCCAGTAATGATAGGCGTCACCCGGGATGGACCCGAGTTTCTCCCCCACGCCCTCGATGCTTCGTGCTTCGTGGGCATTTTGAAAAACAGCAGTCTGCTTGGCCTCAGCGACCGCTTTCACTCTCATAGCGTTAAAGCCCAAACGGAGTTCCCTCTCCACCTCATTTCTGAGGTGGGAGGGAATGACGTCGGCCAGACTTTGAACGAAGTCCGACACCTCGGATTAGGAGGCGAAGTCGAAGACGCCGAAGGCCAGCGGGTTGTAGACGCAGAGGCCAGCAACCGCTTCAATCATTCGGGCTTCACCGCCACCGTTGTTCGTCAGTTCCGTGACCTGAGCGACGTTACCGCCGTAGCGGACTTCGACCATGTTGAACGGGATGACGTAACCGTGGGTCGTGCTACCCGCACCAGCCGAGAAGTTCAGGAAGTGCGAGGGGTGCAGACGGAGTTTACCGAAATCGCCCTCGAACACGTCGACCGAGGAGATGTACGCCGAGGCGTTGGCTTCACGGTTGAAGGTGCGGATAGCGGTCTGGGTGTTGGCCGAGCCAGACGACGGGGTCGTAAAGACGAGGTTCGTGAAGGCTCGCTTGAGGGCGGTGCCGACGAGAGCGTCGTAGTCCTTGAACTGACCGGTCTGGTTGTAGATGCCGGTCAGGACACCCTGAACGACAGATTCGGTGAGGGCGGCCGTGCCGACCGTGGAGCGATTAGCCGTCGGGGTGCAGAAAGCATCCGGAACAGCGAGGGTCGCATCCTTGGAAGCGATAGGCTGGAGCCACTTGTGGAGGCCACGGGTCAGATACGGGTTGGTACCGTTGTCCAACTGGGCACCGTTGTTCGAGCAGAGCGTCGCTTCCATGTCACGCTTGAGGCCCTGAATCCCCTTGGCGACGTTGTTAGCGAGTTCCGACTTCACGCCAGCGACGGTAGCGATGGACTCCGTGAGAGGAGACACACGCACGGAACGGCGGAAAATCTGGATGTAGTTGCTCAGTTCAGCACGGTACACGGTGGCACCGTCCTTGACGTAGTTCTCGTAGGTCGAGACGTCGGTACCATCGACGACGCCCGTGGTCTTGGGAGTCGGGAGGGAATCGACCTGCCAGCGGAACTGGGTGTTGCCGGGCTTGGAGCCCTTCTTCGCCATGGAGGTGAAGGGGGTGTCCTT